GTCACAACATATCCGAGCGAACTGCGAAGATTCCATGTGTGATTTCGGTAATCGGCTTCGATCTGCTGGAGTTTAACCGCTTCACGAGCCTTCTCATCCATGAAATCTACAACCTCCTCTTCGATGCCGTCGATAAATTTGGTCAGGTCCGATATGTCCTTTTCAATTTTCATTACAGTTCACTTGTATTGCGCTTGATCGCCGCTATGTCTTCCCGAATTTCCGTCAGAGCAGCCTTCATAACAGCTGTATTTCCGTTTATTTCGACGATCTCCATGTAGGTCATAACAGCATACCGAAGCAGCTCATTGTCCACTTGTACGCTTGTATATATGGCTGTTTCGATATTTCCGATGGAGTTTAGCAGCCCGATAATAGATTGAGTTTGCATCATCACATACCCTCGGATGTCGGTAACCTTGCCTTGAATGTCCGTGAATCGGCCGTTTAACTCGTCGCCGGTATCTTGAGACATGGCTTTAAAGCCTCTCTCCGTGGCTTCCTGCCGAGCTGCTCCGGCATTTCCAAGCAACTCTTTTGTCTCGGCTGGGAGGCTATCCCAAATGGCTTGAAATTCATCTCCAACCTTGTTGAGATCGTCCGCAAATCCACTCATGGAGTCTATCACATTGTCAATACCGATGAAGACGCCATCCTTAAACCATTTAGATTTATAGCGGTTAAATACCTCGCCAATGCGCTCTTCAAGGAATTTGGAAATAATCATTTGCCGCATAATATCCGCGACAATCTCGTCCACCTTTTCGCCCCACGCTTCGGCCGCATTCTCGCCTTCCATAAATGCGTCTATAAACGCATCTCCAAGTTCCTTTGCGATTTCTTCCGCCGTGCCGCCAATAATGGTTTCGACGACCTCGTTAATCACTTCAGCGGCTTCGGCTCCAAGCTCTTGAATCTGGCGCTCCCATTCTCTAATTTTTGATTTGTCCGTTTTCTTCTTGTCGTTCTCCGCATTAATCTGCTTTTGGAGCAACAATTGTTGTTCTGCAAGATTGTTAAGTCGCTCGCGGGTGTCGCCAAATTTATTTTTACCCAGAAGATTGCTATCTGTATATTTGAGGTTCGAATAAGCATCGGCTATACTTTGGATCGCCTTTTTTTCTATTTCAGCCTCTTTGGATCGCCTGATGAAGAATTTCTCTACAAAGTTGCCTACGTCTTTGTACGCGCTCATTATTGATTTCGCCGCGTTATTGTAGGCGTCCTTTACATTTTTAACTGCATCGAAAGAATTTCGTTGCAATCGAATGGCGTTGGCATTATCCAATTCCCATTGCAACTGCTCAATACGCCCTTGCAGCCTGTCTATTTCAGCCTGCTTCTCTTCGTCATTGTTGAATAGACTTGCAATTTTAGTAGCGACACTCAGTACAGCCTGAATGATAGCGAGAATAACGGAAGCCCTCTCTACTGCTTTTATTGCGTTTGCAGCCGTTGTAGAGGTTGTGGTTATGGCACTGGCCGATGATTCAGTAAGGGTTACTATACTGCTGATCATGCTCGTGGCTGTTGCCGCGATCTCACCTGCAGCACTGATTATTTCGCCCGTAGTGCCTCCTACGGCGTCGCCAATATCCTTAAACCCATCTGCAATGTCTCCGAGAGTCTTTTCCAGCCGTTGCCATTTCTTGATTGCATTTTCTTTGGGAGATGTTTGCGTATTTGATGCAGCTTTATTTACCGCATTAATTTGTGCCTTGGTTTTGTTAATTTCAGCGCGTAGTTTCTGGGCCTGCTCTGTATCGGATGAATCCAAAGCATTGTATTCCGACTCAAGAGATTGTAACGATGTTTCGAGTTCGGTTTTCAGTTCGGCTAATTTGTCTTTAGTCTTATCTGTAAGTTGTCGTATCCATTCCCCGGCTTGCACTTCGATTTCCGCTATAGCAGCATCTCGTTCGGCTTCGAGACTCTTTCTTTCCCCGACGGTCCCTGCCTCTTCAATCCTTCGGTCGTAAAGGTCTTTTATAGCTTGTAGCTTTTCGCGGAAGGTGCCGTATTTTTGCAAGTATCCATCCCAAGACTTTATCTCTTCGTCGAATTGCGCTGAAAGTTCGGCATGACCAATTTGCCCCACCAATAAAGCGGTTCCACGTTCTTTATTGCGCTGTTCTTCATTTGCCTCTCTCAAAGCTTCTGTATATATTCTTACTCCTTCTGCAGCTTTGATGTTGTCGGCGTAATACACTTCTTGGAGTTCGTGGTATTTTTCGCCGGCAGATCCATCGGCAGCAACGTTTGTGGCTATAACGAGTCCCTTTGTATCTGCGGCAAGGATATCTTGCGCTCCTTCAAGTTGGGTGTATATGTAATCTTCCAATTCTTGCGGAGACAAGATATCCCCATTGGGAAGGATAGGAGTGACTAATATTTCAGTCACTTTGCCCTTGGCGTCCAAAATGCCAAATTGACTGCTGAAAACGGTGGCGATACCTTCTCCTGCATCCTCCCAGCCTTTCTTTACCAATTCTGCCGCTGCAACAAGTGGCCGAGCTAAATGCTCGACGTTTCCTTTGTATTGGGCTACCATCTGTTGCCCGGCAAGGAATCTTTCCGAGGATGTGTCATTCTTGTACTGGGCATCAATTTCTTTTTTTTGTAACTCAAATAGCTTTTTTTCTGCTTCTTGTATGGCTCGCGCGCGCTTTTGGTAGTCGAGGTCTATTTGCGCAAGTTTCTTGGCCGTTCCGTCTTTCATGGAGTCAACCTCGGCCTGTAACGCATCGTCCCGGAGCTTTTGCAGTTTCTGATTGAGTGCCTTCAGGTTGCGCTCTTGGTCGGATGCGGCCTTTTCTGCGGCGCTTTTGGCTTCATCACGGGCTTTTTTTGCCTCCGCGTTGAGTTCGGCAGGGGTTTTTACTGTATATAGTTTCTCTGCTGCAGGAGCAAGCTTTTCGATGCCGGCATTTATCGCTGCAATGAAGGCATCTACATCTCCTTCATAGCCCTCGTTTATCTGCTTCCAGATGTCATCTCCTTCTTCGCCCATCTTTTTTAGGGCTGAAATGAATTCTTCCCGGAATTTAGATAATCCTGTTCTGCTTTCCGCAAAACCTTTGGCACCCCATATTGCATTCGGACCGCCTTGCCCCATATCCGCGTAAATGTTTATTGCCTTTTCATATTCTTTTCTGTATTCTTTTAAAGCGCGGGAATAATTGGTATAGGCGTCGCCAGTTTGTTCAATACGGGCTATACTTTTTTTCTCCTCTGTAATAAGCTCTTGGGCGGCTTTGGCTTGTGCAACCTCAATAATTGCATCACGCAGGTTTTCATAGGCGCCGACGGCATTTCCGACCATAATCTGTTCTGCGGCCATATTGCCGAAATAGGCAGGGTAGATGTCTTGCAGCTTCTTGACGGCCTCGGCCCGTTCTTCATAGGGCTTGGAGAGGTCGGTTGCGGCATTATACAGCAGGTTCAGTTTGGTTAATTCGGATTGGGCCGACACAGAGCCTTGAGCCATCGCGGAATTGAATTGCTCAAGGGCGGCAGCGGCGGCATCTATTGCTGTCTTGCCTTTAAACAGCGATGTCACCCAGCTCGTTATCTCCTTTCCGTAAAGGGTAAGTACGGTAACTCCGGCGACAAGCAAAGTTTGCCACGAGATAATTGATTTGGCGATCTGCTTCCATACCGGAATAAACGATTGTCCGGTTTTTTTAAGTTCCTCTACGGATTTTCTCGCTTTGGATATTTCATCTGCCAGCATCGGCAGGTTGTTGGATATGGCCGAAAAGAACACTTGAGGACCATACGCCAACGCTGGCAATTCACGGGCGACTTGCTGAATCTGGAATCCGAGGTTATTGAATCCCGACGCATAGTCGCCTACCTTGCGGTTGTGGATGCCCATTGTAGCATCGAGTTCTTTAACTTTCGTGTCAAGGGATTCGATGTTTTTGAGCAGGTTTTGCCCCCAGCCGCTTGTTCGTTCGCTTTCATTCAACGAGCGATATACGGTGCGCATTCGTGATAGGGCTTGCGACATCTCATCAATGGACCCTCTTGCAACCTGTTCGAACTTGATTTGATTGACTAATTCTTTTCTGGCGCGAGATATGGCCTGTTTGTATTCCTCGATGGATAGCGTAGCTTCAAGGCGGCTTGACTTCTGATTCTGCGTCAATTTCATGCCTTGACTCTCCGCTTTATTCAGGCTGTCTATCTCCGATTTAAGACGCTTTATTTGAGCTTCGTATTGAGATATGAGGATGACATTCTCCTTTTTTGAAGCATTGACGGTTTTTAATTCTTCGATTAATTCATGATACGCTGCCGTCTCGGCCTTGGCCGCTTGTGCCCCGGCTGTAGATTCCCCACCTGTGTTCCCTATAGTGGCCGAAGCCGCTGTTTTGGCCGCCGCATCCATCGCCTGACGTTCCATTTGGGCAATCTTGCGCATGGACTGCTCCACACGGGCCTCCATTTCTCCGATCTTGCGGTTTATGACGTCGAAATCCTTGGTGCTGTCAGGGATGTCTGCCAGCACGCGCCGCAACTGCTCAAGCATGCTGATGAAGCTCTTGAGTTTGTCGGTTTCCGCATTTATTTTGAATGATAAAGCACTCATTGATGTATTTTATTACCTCGTCTTTTATTACCTCTTCTTTTGGCCATTTCGGCCCCCGATCCTTTGACTATCTTTTTCTCGTCGCCGACGAGCGTGCGGACCTTGTCCGTCATCATCAGAAGCATGGTAGGGTAGTTTATGTCCTGAAACGCCTCTTTGTAGGATATGTTCAGCTGGTCCATCATCGTCGCCATGATCCCGGTTATAGTGTTGTTGCCGACGGTCTCCGCAATGGTATTGCGCCGGGTCTTGTCGATCTTGACCGAATCGAACAAGTCTTTCCCCGACACTATTTCTGCTATTGCGCAGGTGGCGTGGGATATTTCCTCATAGGAGGCATATCTCTTGGCGTACCATAGAAATACCTTCTGCGCCCACTTGCGCCGGAACATAAGCCGCGATATTGTGCCCAGAGATAATTTCTGCCGGCCTTGTATCGACACATCTATCCGCTCGGCAGCAAAGGCCCTTGCCAAGTCTTTGACAAAAGGCTGATACATCCGGAATGTGAACATTCCGAGCTTTACCGCGACATGATGCTTGTTCAGCAGTGACCGGGCGACAATGTCCGCCGATTTAATCATGATCTTTGGATATGGTTGTCGCTAATCCCTCCATCACGGCGGCCACGGATGCAATGTCCTCCAGCGGAATCATCAGCAAGGTTTTCTGATAGCAGTCGAACAGCTCGGCGAAGGTGCTTCGCTTCATAAAGCGACGGCACAGGAGCCATGCCCTGAGGCGGTGGAATATGCTCCGGCTGCCCACGATTGCCAGCGCAACGCTGTAGGCCATTGCGGCTATGCACGCCTTGCTTTCATCCGGCTCTTTTTTTACGTCGATTGCCGTCATAATGCGGGTGGCGGTCATCGGCGACATTTTGTATATCGTGTATCCTTTTGAAGCGATACGTATGCTGATAAAGTCTAATTTCATGGTAATTGTTATAATGGAATAGGGGTGAGGGGCTTATGCCTCCCACCCCCGTACTTGAATGTTGACAGGTTGCTAAATGCCCTCCTCTTCGGAAGCATCGAACCAGTATTCCGAAGAAACCGCTGCGTTGTCGGGTTCGAGTGCCGTGGCCACAACGCCAATAGCACTTGCGCCGTCGGTCTGGGCGTCGCGTGCGATAACCGACGCCTTCGGGAATACGCAGTACTGATTGTCTTCGGTAAGGGCAACCATGAACTTCTCGATTATTACCACGCCCCGGTTGCGCTTCCACGACGTTGCGGTTGCGGTGCCGCCCATGAGGTCGGCCTTCGTCGAATAGTCGTATTGACCGATGGTGAAACTCATCTGGATATTTCCCATCTCGGTCGATTGGCGATATACGCCGTTTGTGAGCTGATTCCGGTATTCGGTGGTCGACGGCTCCTCCTCCTCGATACTCCACGTATCTTGATGAATGTTCTCGACCTGCTTGGTACTCTCGTCGCTCAAGAGCGTTTTGAGTGAAGCAAGGGTGACATCCGCCGTGACCGTTGCAGGGTCTCCGTAATACAGCTTTTTGATTCCTACTGCTGTTACTTTTGCCATTGTTTTAGTTGTTTTTAATGTTCAATACTCTGAATAATACCCGGATATAGACATAGTGGCATCCTAAGTTCGGATCTTCCTCGCGGCCGATATTTTCATATCTGTACCTATATGCGGATTCGTCGTAAGTGCCGTAGGTCCATTCCTTGAATCTGGCTTTCGCCGCTCGTTCAAGCTCGTCCAGACGCTGGAGATTTGCTTTTCCTTTAATATCGGGGACACATAAGTTGACAGCGATGAAGCAATCTTCCCAATACGTGGCGGGGGTTTGCGGCGAAGTAGGCACTACTACAATGCGTTCCGTCTTTATCCTACCTTCGGGCGTCGCCCATGAAGGAAATGCCTTAATGCCGAAGAGAGAACAACTTTGAATAAGGATGTTTTGTGCATCTGCGGTGGTTATCATTGCATAATCCTTTTAAAGCCATATCTTGGTGCTTTCATATCTTTGTCCGCTTTTGTAGAACCCCAATACGGGGTATGATACCGAATCTTCTAAAGTGGATCCTATTTGACTGCCATGCCGGTGATCGAATATGTTCCTGCCTCGATTGTCAATGATACGAACCTCTTCTTTTTCTTCAATTGGTTCTATGTTGGGCGGCATAATCACTTCATAAGTGTATTGAATAACTTCCCCATTTTGTGATTTGATGAATTGCGCTCTTCCGTTGTAATGGACATTGCATCTACCGACCACCCGCCATTTGTTGACGGCTGTATCCCATATCTCCAATGTATATGGAAATCGAATCATAGGTCCATAAAGAAGATTTGTGGTTCCGGGTCAAATTCGGCGGCAATATCGGTTAGGCCATTATCCTTTGCAAGAGCACAGATGCGCTTGCGCAACATATCCGTATCATATCCGAGGGAGTATCCTCCGTTGCCTTCGGACGAAAGAACGATGAGCTGTTTTAAAACGTCGATTGCTGCCTTTGCAACAGAAATCTTATAGCAAGGTGTATATTCGTCTTTTACAGACATCTCTGCGTCCGTGCAGGCTATCGTAATCAGATTATCGTCTACGTTGTAAGGATATAGCCGTGCCGATATTGCGTCGAAAACCGTCATGTCCGTATTTATTAAGCGTTCATAGTGGACAGATCGAGAATAGCGATTTTGTTGGGTGCCGTGAAGTTCGGGATCCACTCGGCTCCGTATTCGTTAAAGCGGCCCTCTTCGGTTCGCCAGTTCGAGATCCACATACCACCTTCAAGCCGCGTATACGTCTTGTTCGGAACGGGATCGGAAATCTCGTACGGCTCGTGCCACATCATCTTACCGATCTTGTCCTGCGGAAGCAGTGTAATGCGATCGTCCTTGAATACCTGCTTGCTCGTACCATCAGGCATTGCCACCATGTCGTCGATGATTCGGACCGGAGGCAGGCCGATACCCGCAAACACCTGATTAGTCATAGCGTCAGTGATGAGACCGCCCGAAAGAGCCATCTGTGCGCCACCGAGAATCATCTTGTAGGTGTTGGCGAATTCCTTGGCGCCGACAATGTTCTTGTTGAAGGTAGAACGCGACATCTCCATTACGGAGAACCGGCCCATTGTCGGACGCAAAGCCTCGATCTGACTTTTCAGGTAGGCGATAAAGTTGTCCTTGTCTGATGTAGCCGGGGTAATGCGCTTGACAGGCAACTCCATGTCGAGCAACGTGACACCTTGCGGGTTATCCGCAAGAGTGACCGACGCTCTGCCGTCGGAACGAAGATCACCGACTACGAGATCCATGCGCTTGTGGGGCGCAAGGCGAAGCTGACGGATGTCGTCGTAGATGTAGTTGATGATGGCATTCATCGCGGCCGCCTGTTCTGATGTGCGTGCGGAGTTGAATTTGTCGATGAGCGACTTGATCATATCCAGACGGTCGTTATCCATCTGATAGCGGTCCCCCAAGTAGGCGACTTCACCGTATCCACTCCCCAATGACTTGCGCTCCCGGAGAGGTTTGTTGGAGTTGCGGTCGATGATTGAACCGGCCGTCACGCCTGTTACGGTTCCGAGATATGCTTTGAAGATTCTGGATTTGGTTTCCTCGAAGTCAAGATATCGCTTCCAGAATATTTCATCTTCTTGCAATGCTGTAGTGCGGTCGATGACCGCCTTGACGACATTGGGGTCGTTGAAAAGAATTTCGAGTGTTAATTTCATCGTTGTCGTAGTTTAGATGGTGAACAGGAAGCGTGAAGTGAGGGACTCTTTGTCTTTCTCAGAAATCGGAACGTATAGTTTCGACTCCCTAACCTCGTAGGCTCTGCCGATGGCCGTAACTGTCGCACCGGGTTCAACTTTTGTTACTGCATAATTGAGGAAGTTGGCAGTTGCCTTCGGCGTCGTCCCATCTGCGGCAGTGGTCTCGAATAGCACGGCGTCGGCTTCTGCGGCGAGTGCCGCACTCATCGTAAGTTCGTCGTATTTATCGTTGTTAGTATTGATGCTTGAAACAGTTGCACCACTGGTACCATCACCTAAGTGCATGCCTTTGTAGGCAAGTGATCCTTTGGCAATCTTGATCTTTGTACCGGTAGTCACTTTTTCAACTACCTTGACGTTCTTAACCGCGGATGCTTTGCGCGTCTTCAGATCGACGTGCAGAGGCGTAAGCGGCATAAGCATCGTTCCATTCGGGACATTTGTGTCCTCGAAATTGAAACCTCCGGAAAGTCTGTAGACTGTGTCAAATCGGCACAATTCTTTCAGTACGTCCATCGGATTCAGGTTGTAATGAAATCCTGCGGGCATTTTTTTACTTGTTTTGGTGTTTAACAATGTCTTCTGTACCCTTGTTAATCAGTTTGGCGATGTCATCTCCGCTATTGGGGATGCCGCCACCCTGAGCGGGCGCTTCGGATAACTCGAAACCTGCGTCAGCCAGTTCCTGTCTTGCGCTTTTGAAATACTCGTCGAGATCGGCGTCTTGCGCGATGTTTAGTTTGGCTGCGAATTTTTCAGGGATTCCGTACTCTTTGGCTTTTGATGCGATGGTGGCAGCTCGCTGCGCGGCCTGCTGGGTTTGCAACATTGCCGCTGCCTGCTCCTCACGGAGTGTTTTCAGCAATTCAGCCTTCATAGCTTCGGGGTCAAAGGGATTTCCGGGTTCGTTTTTTTGCTGCTCGCCCCCGTTAGCAGGTGTCGCGTTTGTCTTGTTGGCTTTGGCTTTCTCGACTGCCGATGTTACTCGGCTATCAATTTCGGCCTGCATTGCCGAAAGTGCTGACTTTTGCCCCTCGACTACTGCGTCAAGGTTCTCGTCAGTAATCAACCCCGTTGCGGCCAGCGACTCGGCTACCCCGTCGATTGCTTTGGAACTGAACCCCAAGCTGCTATACTTGGTTTTCAGCGCTTCAATAATTTTTGCTTTCATTTCAGGTCTATTGTATTGGATATGTCATTGTAGTCAAAGCATAAAAAAGTCTGTTGGCTTAGAAGGCCAACAGACTGATTTTAATTATTAGTTGTTATTTCGTCGATGTCTGTCGCTTGATCCTCCACAAGCTCAAGGCAAAGATTTCGACGGTCACGTGAATTACCAAATACTTATGTCATTTTTTAACATTGGAAATTATTTTTATTTTTCCAATGCTTTCATGGCACTTCCCTCTTTTGTGTCGTTACTTTCGATAAGTTTTATTTCATCATCCACATCATCTACAAGACCAGCCAGCATTACACCGGTTTTGAGCGAAGCAATGGGTTTTCCACATGCGTCTGTAGCATTTTTGATCTTCTCGGCTATATCGTCGATACTGAAAGGCTGTATCTCGGTTTCAATATCAATAGTCTCTGCAGCACGCATGTACTCCGCATTTAAAGATCCTACGGCAGAGACAAGAAAGTTGTATCTGCGCTGTATGTGCTCGCCGATTACTTCTGCATGATTATCGACGGCAAGATTAGTTCCCATAAATAGGAACTGAAACGCTCTGCCTGACGGAACGTCTCCAAGCCCTTTCAATGCTTCCAGCGAAAGTTGCGGAGTGTTGGTCAGTTGATAGGCTTTACTCCAAAGGCCATCAAGTTCCAACCGCACTGAATCACTTGCCTGATCCCAATTCAGATAATACACTTTTCCGCCGTTGGTGATCTTTATCATCCTGTTTTTCCCTGATTGCTGAGGAGTGCCGTGTATTTCACCTTCAAGAATAAGATATGGGAAGAAGCATCGATCGATACAATCTGCGAAGTTAGACAAAAGGCGCTCCAAGCGTTCGCGGATAGGTTTGATGTTATGGCATAGAGTTTTGCATCTGTACGAATATATGGTAGGGTTCTTTGCGAATCCGTGCTTGAATTCGCCGACTTTGATCCAATCGGAATCAAGTCGCCACTTATACACCTTTTCATCTGTGACAGTCATGAAGTATTCTACTTCGGTTCCATCAACTTCTTTTACGGAGTATTGGCGACTTAAAGCCAGATAGTCGCCAGAATCGTCAAAAAGGGGGTATAGTTTGTCTCCCCTAAACGGCGACCATATTGCACAACGCAACTTGTATTTGGGTGATACACTACCCCCGAATGCTTTTTTCACCTGAGCCAACATCTTACGCCAAAAACCTTCGTCCTTAACGGCGTACCAATATTCAGCAACTTCGGTCTCAGAGAGCCAAGAGCGGACGAGACGTTTGTTGTTGTAGCGCATCTTGTTTTTTCGGCAGATGCTGTCTATGATGTTGAGCAGCTCTTTTTCTTCCTCATTATTCGGGCTACAATTTACCTTGGGATCCTTTCCGACGGTCCATGCAGTATGAATGTTCGTAATGTCCTGCTCTAAAGGCAACGGGATGCGGTTTGTCGGATTTACATCGTCTTTTTTATATTGAGCTGGGATGACTTTGCCTGTCTTCGGGTCCTGCTTGGCCTCTTCAACGATAACTTTTCCGTCAGGGCGAATTTCAGGATCCATTACATCGTGTTTGTCAGGGTCCCAATCTTTATACAATGTTTCTGCATCGGGCAGAGGAGTGCGACGGTGCTTGAGATAATTAATCTTTTCCGCTTCCGTGGGCAATGCAAATATTTCCTGTAAGGTCTTCATACAGTTTTATTAAAAATATCCTTCGTAATTTTTCACATGTTGAATTTTACCGAGTATCTTGCCGAGTACATAATATCGTACCGCATCGATTAAGTGGTCGGCCTGTCCATCGGCAGGGGTGTTTATGGGCCTGCCGTCTTTATCCTTCCCCCATACGTAATTTCGGAACTCCATGAGCATATTGTATGATCGTTCAGTTACGTATATTTCCATCTCAAGCATTTTATCAATGCCAGCTATAATCGACCTCCCGCTTTTGTCTACTGGATATATCATGATTCCAGCATTGGCGATTTCGTCAATTAGACGCGGATCCGCGGATTCAGACATGACTTGTAGATCAGGGACCTTTTTTAACTCGACAATGATGTCTTTTGTAAGCATATGGGTACGGTAACACAACTCGTCAATATACAGGCAGTTATTGCCAATCATTCCACATTTTGCTATGGCCGTCGGATCATTGGTGTATCCGAAGTCCTGCCCGATAGCTACATTCTCGCACCAAGCAGGGAAATCCTTGATGATATGTATATTCTTGAATATCGCTCCTTCGGCGACGTCTTCCCATCGCCCCATGACAATATGAGCATATTTATCGGGATTCTCGACTTTCATCCGTTCTACCTCTCGGATAAATTCCTCGCTTAGATTCTCTATGTTGTCCAAATATGTAGTGTGTATATGCAATACATTTGGATGTGTGCTTATTTGTACATCTACGCCATCATATTGGACGATCCTATGTGTCTTCTCAATATACTTGCGATAAATGAAGTGGTTGGAATCAGTAGGGTTCATAATAATGATAACCCTATTTTGGATTCCCTTCTGACGAATCGAAAGCACGAGTTTGTCAAAGTCTGTTTCACTCGTCCATTCTTCGGCCTCGTCACATACGAAAGTCGTGATTCCTTGTATGGATTTGAGCTTGGCCGTTTGGTTGCCGGATGATGTCTTGATACCCCGGAACAGCACCTTGCTTCCTGACACTGTATTTTCTATATCAGTCTTGGTGGTATGGAAAAAATCGCTGGTGCCGTCAGCTTCTATCTTCTCTGTAAATTCCGGGATGACAGATATGGCGGCAGATGTCATTGTATAGCGGCAATACAGAATAATATGCCCCTCCTCGAATGTTAGGCGTTCGACAAAGGCGCCGGCATTAAACGATTTCCCGCTGCCTCGGCCGCCGGTTATCAGAATGATAAAATGCTCGGTATCGTCATAAAGAGGAAGATATATGTCTTGCGGCTCAATCATCTTTTACGTATCCGATCTTTTATCCATTCTCTTACAGGGATAGAACCTTTAAATTCAATCGGACCCTCATTCTTCCCGGTAAGCGGTTGCGATGCTTTGCCGAAAAGACGGTCGAAAAGTGAATCAAGGGTGTTAGTGCGTCCTATATTGGCATCCTTAACGACTGCTCGAACTACTCCGACAATCCAAATCGGTGTATTCTTACTGTCGGCGAGTTTTTTGAGGTTGTCAAGGGGTTGTTCCAGAAGGAATTGGATTAGTTTGAAATAATCCTCTTTACTCAATTCTGCCTTGGCTTCTGTGCCGAGCAGTTTTTTGATATGGTTGTACAGCGAAGGCTTCCGGCCGGGATTTTTAGGCTGGTTTATCTTGGAAAAGCGCCTGCCTTTCCCTATTATATTTTCAGGATTTGGCAAAATTATCGTCGTTTTTTCCTCGTTTTATAATATATTTTTTATGCTCGTCTTTTTCGAGTATATTTAAATCCAAGTTCTCTGGCAATGTCTCTGATAATGCCTTCCATATAAGCACTGCTCCGTTCTATTGCTGCGCGCGAACGGTATTTTCGCACATATTCTCCTGTATAATCCATGTATTTTCTACTCACTTTACGATATATTTCATTTATTTTGTTTGGATCCGGCCATCCATTCCGCGGTTTTTGTATGGAGTAAGTATAGTTTCTTGAAACAGCTCTCATTTCTTTTACATCGAGTTTTGAGGCATTAATCAAATCTTCCCTACTAAAGGTTCCATAATCAGAGGGGTGATTGTGTGTGACAATCGCATTTTTAGCACGTGAAGATATTGCTACACCATGCTCACTACCTATCGTACGTTGAAGTACTTGTCCATTGCTACTAATGACAACTGCATGTTCTTTCTTCTGATAGCGAATGGCATTTTCTTCCACTGAGATAGTGTTTCTTAAACTTGCCCTTCCTCGTAATCCTCCCGATGTTTTAGCCATTATATCGTTTGTTCGTCATTAATTGTTCGACATACACGAGGCTGTTAGATGCACAATACTCTTGCACGACCTTTCCGCCTCCGTAAATGATAAGGTTCGGTGTTTCTTTGCCTGAAATATCTTTTGCTATCTGATGCTCTGCTTTCAGATATTCGAGGCGATCGGCATATCCTCGCGTGAAAAACGCATTGTATCCATCGGGAATACCCATGCGATTGTAGTCATAGAATTTCCGAGAAACATTCAAGTCAGCATATATGAAAATACCGCATTCCTGAAAGTAGCGGGAAATCCACCGTTTTTTATAGATCTGTTGTAGCCCCCACGCTATAGGGGTTGTGTCGAATAACGACAAATTCGGCTCTACTAGCGCTACGCATCCGCTATTTAATACCTTTGTCGGGTCCTTCCATATAGCTTCGAAGCGATAATCGTCTACGTAGAAATGGTAGGTGCAAACCCCCTTCTTTTGCCGCGACTCGGCTCCATAGGGGGCAAACGGAAGTTGCAACTTCCCCGCTTGCATATCGAGGCGCAAATTAGGAATCTCAAAAAGGTTGTTGCTCTCGTATAAGCAGTCGGTGAGCATTGATTGATAGAAAGCGTTCCGATCTTCATTATTTTCGGGAAAATTGTCTGCTCTATTATCCGGTGTATGCTCGGATTTCACTCCCTTAATCTCTTCGTCGAATGCAGGCATGTCAATGCCTATCTCCTTGAAATCGAGATCTCCCCATTTATCGTCTTGCAATGCCTCGAAGTCCCATTCGCCGTTGTTAATATTATCTCGCAAAACGATGTCATTTTCCTCTTGTTCGTCAAGGTTATTATAGATAATAGCTGGGACCGATTTAAGCCCTAGTTTTCTTGCGGCTTTAAGTCGTTGATTGCCGCATATGACAATCTCTTCTCCTGTTCTTGTGGATATGGCAATAGGTCGATGCCTCCAGAATCCGTATTTACGGATTGAAGCCATTAAGCGTTCCATGTCCGTCTTTGATATGCGCCGAGGGTTACCGGGCAACAATAGGAGTTCGGAAACTTTACGAGTTATTATATCGCCTACATCTGCCATGTCATTTTAATAGATCATGTTGTTTATGCCTTCATAGGTTCAGAGCAAAGGTTGTTGCGGTCCCGTGAATTACCAAAAGGCGGAGTGAAAAAGTTTTTCCCGTCCGTATGGTGTTGTGCCATCTTCTGGGTATACTTATTGTCTGTCTGTATTCCCTGCCGTTTGGCGAGTATTTCGTGACGAATAAATTTCTTGCAGCGTAATGCCGTTGCGTTTATGGCGATCATCAATTCGTCACGGTTCATAAACAGCGTGATGTTGCCCCTGTCATCCTGTGGTACCAATCCTTTTGCCTTTCGAGTCATAAGAAAAAAGTCTGCTGGCGCATGACGGCCAACAGACTTCCTAATCACGTAACTCCAACAAAAAGGTATTTCCGATTGTGTCCGTTGCTTGCGCCATCACAAGCATCTGGGACAAAGGTGTGCACGTTCGGCACATTATGCAAGAGTTTGGCAAAAAATTTTCAGATTTTTTTGCACTTTTATTCTAAAGATGGCAAATTGTTCAAAAGGTTTGTGTTTTGCTATAGGGAAAATCTTATTTTGGTGGGTAATGTTGTTCAAAAGGTACAAAAAAAGCCCCGGATTATCCGAGGCCAAAGAAATATAATGTTGGAGGGGGAGGGTTATTTCTTCTCTTCTTCACTTTCTCCTGCAACCTGAAGCCTTTTGTTGTTGAGTAGATCCATCATGTCAATAAGATGAAAATTATACTTACCCATCGGATATGATGCAGTCATATTTGCAATATATGCTCTCAGGTTCGTAATACATATGTTGACGCCGGAGTGAAGTACTAAAGCATCCAGTTGGGTGTCTTCATCCACTTTGGTATTCATATTGAAAACTCCGCACCCTTCCGCCATTATGCTGTACCCGGCCTGATTGTCAGGATTTATTTTAACAGATACAAAGACAAAGTAAACCCCTTCCTCTTTATTCTGATGTATGTCAAAATCTATGTCAATAGGGTAGCGAGCCATGAATTCATTACATGACATATCGCCGGATACCTCAGTAACGGGTTGGAAAGTGCATTTACTTCTTAGTATCGAAAATTCTCGTATTTCTAATTCTGAGGGTTTTGCTAACATCTTTATGCGGCATTTTCGGGTTTAAGATCACCTGATTCAATAATGATTCGATTCGTTGCATCTTCTCCTTTTGTTGTGGATGACATGCAGGACCTTTGGGCAAGCAACGATTGACCCAACTTAGCATAATCTATCTTGTCTTCCCTTATTGCCTGCTCGATTGGTTTAAATCTTATTTCAGGTATATAGCCGAAAGCTAATGACAACTCCACAAACTTGGAAATGCGATGATCGTAATTGCCATTGAATAATTGACTCACGTAACTTTTGGTAACTCCTAAATGTTCCGCCAGCTGAACTTTATTCTTGTTTTCTTTTTTCATAAAGTTTCTGGCGCAATTATAAAGAGCTACTTGTATTTTCGTGATCCAATACTCAGGCGATGATAAAATCTCATTCCGTTTCATTGTTATCTGTTTTTAATTCGTTAATAGGGGGAATGCTTTTGATGAATCGCGTCAAGCGTTCTATGTCGCGTGGCTGATCGTTCTTATATCCCCCGCATACTATACAAACATTTGGCTCTTCTCTTAATACGTATATGCGCAAGTTCTTATTCTTGAATTCATATAGATTATCTGTTCCTTGAATTTTGCGAAACTGGCTTAATGTCAGATGTTGAACATCAAGTATATCCATTAGTGCAAATATTCTTATCAGAGACTTTTTATCCAGCGCATTTCTCTCGACCTCCTCGCAATACTCGTCAAATTCACAATACTTATCTTTTATTAATTTATAAAATTCAAGTTTGGGGTTGTTGACAAGTTCCAGCTTTTGTTTCGCAAAGATACTCATAAAGGTTTGGTTTAGCAATAGCTTAACTGAAAATGTTTATCAGTTTTTTTTATAGCATTATTGGAGGTGCATATTTTATGCCACTGAAAGAGATAATGTCTTCTATAAATTTTTGCATGACAATTTGAATTCTGTCTTATACTTAAGATGCTTGGAGATGAGGGGCATTATCCAACCTGTTTCAGGAGGATTGTCTGAGTTTGCTATCCTTGGTCCAAAAATCCCCCCCCCACGACTTTTTGCGGCATAACATGCTTATGCACGCACCACTTCTATAACTATAAAGAACATTTTTTAGCCCATCGCAAATTTGCCCATTTTGAAAGGAGGGTGTAGGCCTCCTTTCGGGTGCAATCTGCACGATGAGCGCGTCACAAGTTTTCCGTTAATTCATCTTGCCCTTCTTTGACTGCACCCACTCTTCGAGAGAGGACTTCACCATCGCCCTTCTGAGTCAAGTGCTTGATGATCGCATTCTGCTCTTCGACGACTGCGGTCACTTTTGCGAGCTGCTCTTTCAGGGTGTTGATGTAGTCCATTGTAAGTGGGTCCATCTCCTGAGTTTTTGTTGAGTTAGTAATAGTGTTATCTTTTTGGGTTGCCCCATCTTTTTGAGTTGTCAAGTATGCAATGATTAACCGTGCATTCGGTACTGACGGCTTTGTAGTTCGAGTTCTATAATTAGAGATAGTAGTCGGGTGTATTCCCGTCGCTTTTGCTATTTGATTATTATTTTCAGGACTTTCTTCCAATAATTTAATAGCCTTATCTATCTCTATATTAGTCATATAGTATTAATTCTTATAGTAAAGTCTAAAATTATAAAAATATACAATCCAAAAATAGATATGTTATATCTAAATTTAGATATATTTGCAATGTCAAACCTAATGCAAGTGCAAAGTTAAAAATAGGTTTGAAGTATAAACAATGTAAAGTTATACAAAAAACGCAGAAATAACCAAATAAAATAGAAATAAAACAATGATGACGGACGAAAAGATACAAGAAAACGCCTTTACAAAAGGTCTCGCCGTTGCAGATAAAATGCCGGGCAAAATAGGGACTATGATTCGGGAGGATTTACGCCGGGGGCTTGGTAATATTACCCCTCAAGCCTTGTGCTATCGGGCGAATGGTAATCTGGAGCATACGGATTTTGAGCGCAAAGGCATCGAAGAAACCTTTACCAACTACGGAATCAAAGAGCCTTGGGGGCTGGCATAGCTATGAAAACCGATGCCATACTGAGCAAACGCGAGCGCGAGGTAATGAACCTCGTCGTGCTGGGATACTCGGCCCGCGAGATCGCAGATCGGATGAACGTCATATACCAATGTGTAGCGAATCATCTGCAGAGCATCTACGACAAGACGGGGACCAAACGAACCTTGCAGGCGCTTGTTACATGGTATTTCACGGTAAACTTCGGCATCTCCCTGAACGTTTCCGAAATGACCCGGAGAATAGGGGCGGCGATACTTCTCTGTCTGTTCTCGGTCGAAGTGTTCAGTACCGATTTCGAGTGCCGCAGGTTAAGAAGCCCACGCCGTGGCCGGGCGTTCAGGGTAGAAGAGTTAATAGAGAACTAAACGGGGTACGTAGCTCAAAGGTAGAGCGGTGCAGGGATGCGAAATAGAAGCATAGGGGTTGAAAAACCTCGCATTTCCGGGCGCAGGTTGCAGGTTCGAATCCTGCCACACTCCCAAAATAGCCACCCGAATGGGTGAGGGGTTTGATCGCTGGCAGTAACCCCGCCGCAAGGTATAAAGCGATCCGTTAGGCCGATAATAGCGTTATCGGCGGGCCGTGGTCAAGGCTCGAAGTGACAGCCCCGCAAGAGCGAATAGCTTGAACGCGCAAAAGACTGGCATAGGTTCCGAAGCTGCGATGACATGAGCGGCGAGGACCACCGGGATAAATAAAGCATTATTATGCCTGTGCGGGTTTGATCGCCTTCACAGGCTCTAATGCAGGCTTTGTGCACACGTTCTTTCCAATCAGGGTAATTTAGTAGTTTTTCATTATTTGCATAGCGCAAAGCCTGCTTCATGCCCGCGTGCTGATTTGGAGGTTGGTAGGTTTTGGTTGACGTGGATGTTTGTGTGTGACGGCGCGCGGGCTTTTTTTTTGAAACACCTTAAAACATTATAGCTATGAAGAGAGAGATTTTGAAAAAAAGAACCTTCCTTTGGTTCGACCTGACGCCCCGCTGGAAGATGTGGAAAAGGATCGAGGAGCTGGAGAGCGAAGTAGGCAAAGCTCTTGCGGAACGCGAAACTGCGTATCAGGATCTGGCAAGCGTGAACCAGAAATTTCTGGCGCTCACTCACGATCTTGATTCTATGCAAAAACGAGTCCTTGAATTGGAGGGTAAACTCCAGAAGTTCAATCGGACCCGCGGCAAAAGCGGCAAATATGTGAAGTCCTATGACACACGATCCGCAAAGTAAGATTCTCGCCTATCTCAAGGCCGGCGGCAGGCTTACGGTCCGCAAGGCCGAGAGACTCTACCACACAACGGAGCTTCGTCGGATCATCAGCCGGCTCCGTAAAATGGGATATTCCATTTGCTCGAACAGACAGAAGGCCGTTACGGAAGACGGGCGGCCGACGCAGTTTAACGAGTACTATATGCCACAGGTCGCGGATTCCTGCCAATAGTCCGCAAATCGCATTTTAAGTTTGGTATTTGCCATTGGCCTGCTGTGAAGCACGCAGATGGTGTGCCGTCGGCATTAAAGCCCTACGCGGTGGCGTGGGTGAGTGAATATGTCGGCGGCATTTATTGAGCTATGGTGTAATGGTTAACACACCGCCCTTTGGAGGCGGTACTTCCGGTTCGAATCCGGGTAGCTCAACAGGGATTCATTCCCAGTTGTGAGTTGATCGGGCGCTTGACGCGCTAATCACAACGGAAGCGAAAGAGGGTATATCCCTCGACAATCCGAGGCCGCGTGAATAACAGTAGCAAGGCCGAGGCGGGCTAAGCCCACGAAACGGGCAGAACGCAAACCGGCGGCGCGGGAGCCGTGTCGCCACCGCGGGGGTAGTAAGAAGCCCCCGCTTCTTTTGGATACAATCAAACGACCATGAATAAATATCTTCAAGAACTCAAAGACAACGGGCTGGTCCCCTTGCGATTGGACAACAACACGGTTCTGTTCGTACCTCCGGAGAAAGCCAACCGAAAGTACAAGGATAAGTACCTTAAGAATGCCGAGAGGGCGCGGAGGATGGCACTTAATTTGAGATAGAGTAAATGAAAAAGTGGAGTGTCCTACCACTCCACGACGGCATTGGTTAAGCTACATTATTAACCGGTACCCATATTGCAAAAACTTTAGCGTTTTTGGGATAAATAATTTTCCCATTTTTACGGATGTATTTGCAAAATACGAGTTTATACAACTTGCCGTTTTTGGACTTAAGAGATTCCATAAATAACACCTCCTTTCTTTGTTGCCTTTCGGCTTAAAATCTTGCATCCTACTGCAAGACAAAACCCGGTAGTAGGATACCGGGTCTTTTAAACTTGTGTTTGGAATAATTTGAAAAGACGATGTTATTCCTTCATCTCTTAAGTCCAATGCAAATATAGGTGTATTTTACTTTACCTGCAACAAGTATAAATAATTACACACTTTATATTTGTTTAATATAGATAAAATCTATTTTCACTATGACAACCATCGAAGAGCGAGCAAAGCGTATTTGCGCAAATACTTTTTGTAATCAATCCCACGCGCCTGTATGCAAAACATGCGCATGGCGTCTTAATAGTGAACCGGCAGAACCGCAATGTAGTGTCTCGGAATATAAAGACGTGATTAAGGACATATATGAGTCGGCTATTTGTCAGTTAATATTACAACGAGAGGAATTGATACGCGAGTACGATTTAAAAGAGAAACCCCATATTGAAGCAGGAAATTGCAACACTCACTTTGATAATTGGGGTGAAAATCCAATACATGTTGGTTTTTGCCCGGTGTCAGAACCCTTTTCCGAACTAAGAAGTAATTGGCGCCCTATCCACGAATAACGTGTAAAGAATTCTCGATTTTCTTTACATGTTCGCTCGAAATGTAAAGATTTTTTATATGTCTAAAATACTGAAAAAATATGCGAGAGATTAAATTCCGGGGCAAACGCCTCGACGGTAAAGGATGGGCATTCGGACACCTCGTAAAAATGTGGGGTGAATGGCATATCATAGACTGCGACGATAAAAATACGGCATACCCAGTTGATCCCGCCACCGTCGGCCAGTACACGGAGCAGAAAGACAAGAACGGCAAGAATATTTGGGAGGGGGATATAGTAGAATGGGAAAATCTCATGAAAACTAATATGCGTAGCGTAATTGCCTATCGAGATCGGATGTTCTGTTTTGTAGATGCGAACAATGAACCTGAGGAAATTTGGTGTTATTCATTTACGAAAATAGGTAATATTTACGACAACCCGGAATTGTTGGAATAATCATAAATATTTAAAAACATGAAACAGCTAACACAAGAACAGGCGATTAGGTTTGCCAATAGTAAAGAATATGAAAACTGGACTCCAACCCAAATAGTAGATTTCCAGTTGTTTCAAAAACAACTATGTATGCCCTTCCCTGTGTTTCACGAAGCGCTTGAAAAAGTTTTAAAACGTCCAGTGTTTACGCATGAATTTGCATTTGCTGATGAACTCAGAAAGGAGTATAGAGGTGATAAACCAGCTCCTACATTAGATGAAATAATCAATCTTATACCAGAAGAAAAAAGAGTCATTATTTTTGCAGATTCGAAATGAATTCGTATCTTTGCTTTCGCTACAGAACTGCATACGCAGTCATAAAAAGTACATAAACAGCCTTTGGGCGTGTCTCCGTTGCACTTCTACCCTGCGTAGTTGTGGTTCTGTAGCAAGAAATAGGGGGCACGCCCTCTTTTTACATATTGTTTAACTAACTTGTGTTCAACTAATGCTACAGAACAACACAAGTGGTATCCGGGTAAATAGCACCCAGACCACACCGCGCGCGAAGAAAAGCCGCACCGCATTCTACCGTTGCCATCTGAAGGCCAACAAACCCCTATTTTCATCTGATAGGGTCGATTACACCAACGTTATCCGCGCCACGTGCGAGGAGCATGCTTTAGGCTGTTTCCTTGCTCAGTTCCGCGTGCTCTATCCCGCGTATGCTGTCGTTGTCGGCACCATACTCGTAAGCCGGGTATTCCCTTCCAAGTCTAAACATTAAACCGCTGAATCATGGACAATGATATTCAGCTTGTCGGCGTAAGACGCACCGATAAGCAGCTGCTCGCCGCCATAGTTTGGCGCATGCAGTACAGAATCCGGCGACGTGTCATACGCAGGATAAGCCTCTGGAATTACGTATCGTACAATCGTATGAGAGGGAGGAACGTGATATGACTGAGTTATTCATCTTCCTGATGTGGGCGGTTCCGCTTGCCGTCGTGTTCCGCTGGGTGCTGTCGAACCAGCACCGCAAGAAAGAAATAGGCGAATTGTTGGATAAAATATTCGATTAACATGGACACACAATATTACACGAGAACCACGTCCCCGGTGCTGACGTTCGAAGAGTATCACGATATTCCAAGCGAACATATAACCGGCCAGCGGTCGCCATTCTCCCAGAGGGCGAGAACGCTGATGGACGTAGACCTGAAGTTGATTTATCGGGCTATCCGCGAAGCCATCCAGAAGGATATGCTCGGTGATGAAGACAAGCGGGTCTATACGGTGGCCTACAAAATATACGACATCAAAGCGATCCATCACTACGAGACCCACGAAGAACAAGGCGGTGACAGCTATATGGGTATTTGCGAGACCTATTTCGAAGTAGACCGCGATACCATCGAAATCATCGAGGTCAAGGATATCGACGGCGGCATGCACGCCGGGCAGTTGCGCCGGCTGAAAGAATACGGAGAACGAAACAACTTATAACCATGGGAATCTATAGCAAACTGCTGGAAATCCAGAGGAGCGCCAGGGCGTTGCTTCCGAATGCCGATGGAAATAATTACAAGTACATCAGCGGTTCGAAAGTACTTGGCATCGTCCGGCCCAAGATGGACGAACTTGGAGTACTTCTCAAGACCGAGGTTCTCGACATCACGAATACCCGTCAGGATTATACCGTAGGACGGGATCAGCGCCCTAAATCCGAAATCCTTTCGAGTGTGAAGATGCGTTTCACTTGGATCGACGTGGAATCCGGAGAGAAGGACGTATGCGAGTGGAGCGCCAACGGTCAGAATGATTGGGACAAAGGCGTAGGTTCGGCAATGACCTACGGGGAGCGCTACTTCATTCTCAAATACTTTCATATAGCCACTGACGAAGATGACGTAGACCGGCTGCCTCGGCATGATGACGCCGGCCCGGCTTCCAAGCCTACGCTTACTGACGAAATGCTGACTTTAGACTTGTTCGAAGAGATAATCAAGGCTAAGGAAGATGCCAAGGGAGCCAATAAGCGATTTTCATTAATCGGATTCTTGGAGTCCAAGTATATCGTCGATAAAGAAATGCTTACGAAAGTCAATGTCAAAGTTACCGAATACTACAATTTAACGAGGGAAAATAAAGCATGAATCAGCAGATAACACTATTCGGAGATCCGGCATCTATTTCCGATCTTGCAGGCAGGGCCATCAGTGCCGTCGTAAATGGCGACATCAGCCCTATAGATGCACACATACAGATCAGCCGCATGGAGAACGCGATCAAGCAATTCAAGGATGATGCGCAGGTTCGGGACATCACACTCCGTGAACTGTCCAAATACGGCAAATCACACCAGTTCGGCGACTGCCGGCTGGAAGAGGCCGAATCGGGTGTCAAGTACGACTATTCAATGTGCGGCGACAGCCAGCTGAACGATATGTACAAGACGCTGGAGGCTATCAAGGCGGACATCAAAGAACGGGAAACAATGCTTCGGAACCTGCCGAGGTCCGGAGTCGTAGCCCCCGAAACCGGTGAAATGATCTACCCTCCGGCCCGCTCCAGCAAGACAATCATCAAAGCCACCTTCAAAAAGTAGTCGTCATGGATATTTCGAATACCGATATGCGGAACTTACTGAAGGCAATCAGCGTGCTTCATCCGCATCCTGAGCAATCCATCCACGAATGGAATGCAATCCGCAAACTTAAAATATTCGCAAAGAAACAGCATAGGAAATATGGTAAACAAGGTAATCATTATCGGTAATGTAGGCGCCGATCCGGAAGTCCGGGTGTTGGACGGGGGAAACAAGGTCGCCAGCCTGAGTGTGGCGACAACCGAACGCTACACGGACCGCCAGACGAATACCCCCAAGGAGATAACCGAATGGCATCATGTGGTGGCGTGGCGCAACACCGCGGATATCGTTGACAGATACGTAAAGAAAGGCTCCCAGCTCTATGTCGAAGGTCGGCTGCGCACCCGTGACTATACAGATCGGGATGGTGTCAAGCGGTACATTACAGAGATTATGGCCGATACGGTCAGGATGCTGGGAAAGGTATTGGACCGCAAAGAAAACCAATCTTCCGGGCCGGCGACTGCGTCTGAATTTGAACCAGATGATCTTCCGTTCTGAGTATGGATACATCTACACTCAAGGAAATAGAAGAGATGCAGCTCTTCTTGGAGTCTGATCCGCCCACCGAGCCGCAGGCTATGTCTATCCGTTTGTCGGAATTGAGCGTACGTATGGCCCGCAGCTCCTACTTGTTGGCTATGGCAAAATACGAGCAGGATTTGGCCCTGATAAAGGCATCACGCCTCAAGGACCTCATGCCGCTTGCTCCCAGCGTGCAGAAGGAGATACTCAAATCCGCCTGCGCAGAGGAGAACAAGATCGTAAACTGGCTGGATAGGATCAACAGGACCTGCGTACATCAATCCGATAACCTGCGTACCCAGTTGAGTTTCGAGAAAGAGCAAATACGGCAAATGGGATATAACACATGACAAAACTGGAGCTTGACTACGACCGTTATTTCAGCCTTTATATCCGTCATCGGGACTGTCCGGATGGTCGTGGATACTGCATAACGTGTGGTGCGCCTATAACGCCTAAAACATGCGATTGCGGGCATTATATAGGCCGCGCTCACAAAGCTACACGGTGGGACGAGAGAAACTGCCATGCTCAGTGCAAGAATTGCAACGAGCGCCTCGAAGGTCTCATACCGGTCTATCGTAAGGTGCTGATCCGGCTATATGGATTGCCGACGGTTGAAGAACTGGAACGCAAGAAACGCACGATTTTCAAATTGTCGAGGTCCGAAATGTCCGATAAGATCAATTATTACAAACGATTAATTCGCAATGTGTAACACTTCAAATAACAGCTGGATTAAGATGTATCGCAGCTTCCTTGATTGGGAATGGTATCCGGATACGAACTGTGTGCGGATGGCATTGCATTTCATTTTGAAGGCAAATTACCGGGCCAAGAAGTGGAAGGGTTTAATCATCGACCGCGGACAATTGGTAACCAGCAGAGGACAGCTATCCGAAGAGACAGGACTTTCGGAGATGCAAATACGCACCGCAATAGACAAGCTGGATAATTGCGGGTTTATAACCAAGTCGGGAACACGCAAATATACTATCATAACTGTCTGTAATTATGATTTATACCAACAAGCACAGGATGGTTTTGATAATGGTTGTCAACCAACAGATAACCAACAAATAACCAGCGAACAACCAACAGATAACCAACAAATAACCACAACTAAAGAATATAAGAAAGAAAGAATAGAAGAATACACACACACACTGGTAGATACTAAAAAGGGGGTTGTAGGGGGGAAAGAGGCGGAGGCTGCGGAACTCATACGATGGATCACCACGAACGCTCCATGTATTGCCTCAATGCCGGAACCCCTAACGGAGGTGCAGATAGTTTGGCTATTTCAAGATTACAGCGTGAAAGATATTCGTCGTTTGATAGCTACCATGCAAAGCAAACAGGCGTACTTGAAGCACACAAACGCCTATACAGCCTTTGTAACTTATGCGAAAATGGACAAAGCTCTGGAGAAAAATAATCCACCAAATACGCAATCAGGACGAAAATATTATACACGAGATGAGGCTATGGCATATATCCGATTCAAACGCATGTCCGGATCGCTTGAAGATAACTTTACGTTAGAGCCGGTCAACGGTCAGTATCTATGGAGCTTGAAACAGTCGCTTTGTGATCGAACCTTTTAACCATCAACAATCATGAGCAAGCAAATCAAAATTGAGATAAAAAATCGGTGGACAGGTAATATACTTTTCGAGTATTTGTCCGAAAATAACACAATCAAAAAGACCGTATCCGAAGCTATCAAAAGCGGAGCCAACCTGCGCGGAGCCAACCTGCGCGGAGCCGACCTGTGCGGAGCCAACCTGTGCGAAGCCAACCTGTGCGAAGCCGACCTGCGCGAAGCCGACCTGTGCGAAGCCAACCTGTGCGGAGCCAAAGGCGCATATATGGCTTGTCCTACCGACGGCAGTTTTATCGGCTGGAAGAAGGCTTCGGGATATATCGTGAAGCTACAAATTCCGGAGGATGCTCGCCGCAGCTCTGCCGGAGGCGAAAAATGTCGTTGCGACAAAGCCTATGTGGCGGAGATTCAGAATACCGATGGAACCAAAGCCGACATCGAGGCAATTCATTCGAACCGTGACAACAACTTCGTGTATACGGTCGGCGCTACCGTAGAGGTCCCTGATTTTGACGATGACCGTTGGAATGAATGCGTACCGGGAATTCATTTCTTCATTGACCGCCGGGCGGCTGTGGAGTATTAGAAGTGCGGCAAGATGATCCGTCACTCCGTTCCCCTCGGTTAAACTTTAACGAGCAATGAGGATGAAAGATCAATTTGGTAATATCACACTGTTCAACGCCGATTGTATGGATATTTTGCGGGACATGGCGGACAATTCGTTCGATCTGGCGATTGTTGACCCGCCGTATTTTGACGGTCCGAATAAGCTTGGTTATTACGGGGCTTCCAAATCCTCGAAGGGCGTCAAACGACCATTCTATGAGGTGAAGCATTGGACCATTCCAGAGAATGACTACTTCGTTGAATTGATGCGTGTGTCGAAAGCGCAAATTATTTGGGGGTGCAACTATTTTCGCTTCCCTTTCGGGGCTGGTCGTATAGTTTGGGATAAGGTAAACGGGCGGAGTTCTTTTTCGGATTGTGAAATTGCTTACTGCAGTCTGATTGATACGGTTCGACTGTTCGCATTCATGTGGAACGGGATGTGTCAGGGCAAATCGGTGGCCGAAGGCCGCATTCAACAGGGAAACAAGGCTTTGAATGAGCGTCGCATCCATCCCACTCAAAAGCCGGTTGCGCTCTACAAATGGCTACTTGCCAATTATGCCAAGCCGGGCAGTAAGATTCTCGACACTCACCTCGGAAGCGGATCAATCTGCATTGCCTGCGACGATTTAGGTTTTGAAATGACCGGCATAGAGTTAGACCCCGACTATTACGAAGCAGCCAAAAACAGGCTTGTATCATATCAAATGCAACATAAGTTATTTTAGCGATCAATTGAGTATGAAAGTCATAGTAACCTTTTCGGGTGGGAGAGACAGATGTATGAGTTATTACGGATTATGCGAATGACTATGAAATTACGAGTATTCACAAGTTTTTCCGGCTATGACAGTCAGTTGATGGCTCTTCGGGACATCGGCGCGGACTACGAGTGCGTGGGCTGGTCGGAGATCGAAAAGTGGGCGATCAAGGCTCATAATGCAGTATTCCCGGAGTTGGCAGACCGAAATTACGGCGACATCACGAAAATCGATTGGAACGCCGTTCCGAATTTCGACCTGTTCACTTACTCGTTTCCGTGTACCGACATCAGCAGCGCCGGAGAGCAGAAGGGTTTCGACGAAGATTCGGGCACCCGTTCATCCCTGTTATGGGAATGCCGTCGGCCGATTGCGGCCAAGCGTCCTAAATTTCTGCTGATGGAGAATGTGAAAGCCCTCGTATCGGAGAAATACCGTCCGCTGTTTCTCAAATGGGAATCGTGGCTTCGCTCGCTCGGTTATGTCAATTATACGGAAATACTCAACGCCAAAGACTACGGTGTGCCGCAGAACCGGGAACGTGTGTTTATGCTCTCCATTCTTAACGGCTGCTGGTATGAATTCCCGCATCCGGTCAGGCTGGAAAAGCGGCTGAAAGACGTACTGGAGTTGGAGGTGGACAAGAAGTATTATTTGTACGAAAATGAGTTGAAAGTCATTAGAGAGGCATTAAAAAAATGGACGAATGTAAACGGCGACACGGATAAAGTGATTCAGATCGGTGCGACAAAGGAAACAGACTGGAACCGACAGCAATACCGGGTATACGATCCGACTGGCATCAGCCCAACGATAACGACGAAATCGGGCGGCGGGCTTGAACCGAAAATCCTGATGCGGGGACGCGGCTTCAACAAAGGCGGCGAAGCGGATATTCCCGGAACGATTACAGGCAGCGCGTGGGAACAAAACAATCTGCTGTACTATGACGACTGCATCCGCCGCCTTACGCCCCGCGAGTGTTTGCGGCTGATGGATGTTTCGGACAGCGACATTAACAAGATACAAGCTGCGGGAATCAGCGATACACAGCAGTACAAGCTGGCCGGAAACAGTATCGTAAAGGCCCCGATGATGGGGATATTTGAAAACATGTTGAGATACGGATTATGCGAATAGGTTTGGTTGACATAGACGGTCCCAACTTCCCGAACCTCGCGCTGATGAAACTGTCAGCTTGGCATAAAGCGCAGGGTGATTCGGTAGAGTTCGCCGACCCGATGTTCGGTCGCTACGACCGGGTTTATATGTCGAAGGTTTTCACTTTCACGCCCGATTGTCCGGACATCTACCATTGCGAGGTGATCCGGGGCGGGACGGGATTCCGGGACTATACGACGGTACTGCCCGGTGAGATCGAGCATATTTGCCCGGATTATTCGCTGTACGGAGTAAATGAAGCCTACGGATTCCTTACCCGTGGCTGTCCGAACCGTTGCCCGTGGTGCATTGTTCCGCACAAAGAAGGAGCCATCCGGCCTGCGTCCCCGCTACGGGAGTTCATTGGCGACAAGCGCCGGGCTGTATTGCTCGACAACAATGTGTTGGCATCGGACTTTGGGCTTGAACAGATCGAAGAAATAATCCGCATGGGTATCGCGGTTGACTTCAATCAAGGGCTGGACGCCCGGAGGGCGTGCGATGATCCCTACATTCTCGATTTGTTGTCGCGGGTGAAGTGGATTCAGCATATTCGGTTTGCCTGCGACCGGATATCGCAACTGGAGGCAGTCACAAAGTGTGTCAAAGAGTTGGGGCGCCGAGGCATCAAGCCATATCGCATTTTGGTCTACTGCCTGATACAAGATGTCGATGAATCATTGGAGTGGATCAACGCCCTGCGTAAATTGAAAGTCTGCCCGTTTGCCCAGCCTTACCGGGATTTCGATAATAACATTGAGCCGACGAAGGAGCAAAAACGGCTGGCGCGTTGGTGTAACCACAAGGCTATTTTCAAGAGTGTTGAATTCAAAAACTACAAATTATGAAAGACCAAGTAACGAGCATCGAGCAGTCGAAGCGGCTGATCGAGTTGGAAGTGCCCGCGGATAAGGCGAGCATGGTGTGGGAATGGGTTAGTAGTGCGGTAGACGAAATAAACTACGAGCTTAATATTTGGCAGGGTTGTAAGCTGGATAAGATTTTGGCCTATCAAGAATTTCCTGAATCCTTTATTCCCGCCTTCACGGTCGCCGACCTGCTGGAAAAGGTGCTTCCGAATGTGATTCAGGACGCCCACAACACTTACGAACTGACACTGAAAGCAGTGGTTGGCGGTGGATGGAGATTCTGTTACACCCCCGTACTTACCCAATTAGAAGCCGATAATATTGGGGATGAAATGGGCGATAACCTGATAGAACTTCTGTGCAACCGTATTGAGTGGATAGTGTCTAACGGATATAAAAAATGAAGACTGAAATTATAGCGTGGGTGTTGCTTTCAATCCTCGGAATCGTCACTGTTTGGCTTGGGTATCGCGCCGTGGAGATGCACGAACGGGTCAGAAAATCAATCGAAGAACTCAAAAAAGAAATAGAATCCCATGAAAACAGGAATCGAACTGATTGCGGAGGAGCGCGCTAAAATATTTGCCTCACTCGGCAAGTTGGAGGGGGCATGCAACATGGTTGCGCGCGCAGAAATGCTGGTTGAATTTTCCGGACGCCCTTCCAAAAATGTAGAGGCGGTCAACCTCCTTGCCGAGTCCGGTGCTCTTATCGCCGCCGAGATCGGCCGAGTGAACCAACTATACCAAGCGTAAATATGGACACGAAACTAACAGTCGATGAAATTCAGATCGCATTACGCAATAGCGGGATTTGGAACAAGCGGCAGGATATATTTATTCCCAATCTTTCGTGGGGTCTGCTCAATTACGAGGCGGATTTGGTAGTAATTACCAAGTCTGGGTATTTGACCGAGATCGAGATCAAACGGTCGTGGGCGGATTTCAAAGCCGATTTCAAGAAAGGGCATGAACACGACGATCCGCGCGTCTACAACTTTTACTACTGCGTCCCGGAATCAATTTCCGCGCGAGTTGCGGAGTTCTTGCAGGAGAAATATGGCGCAGGTCGCCCGCCAGTGCTATGCGTGTCCGAAGAGGGTAATATCAAACATTACGGCGGTGGCTGGCCGCATCGGGGTGGTCGTAAATTGTTCCTTGAAGAGCAACTTACCGCGGCCCGGCTTGGATGTATGAGGGTTTGGAACTTAAAAGAGAAACTTATAAAACAGCAGAGCAATGGAGAAGATAATGTTTAACGACCGCTACGGACTGACGGATGCGGTTATCGAGGGCCGAAATATCATGACGAGGCGGTTGATTGACCCAATGCCGAAAGATTGCGCCACCGTACACAAAAATTGTTGGGGTGCCAATTGGTCGGATGAGCCTATGTCTTTGGTAGTAGATCGAGACACAGGCGGTATATATTGCAAGTATTGTGGCAACGGCGTAAGATTGCATGATGGGGGATATCACTATAAGACCAAATACAAGGTCGGCGACGTTGTGGCCGTGGCGCAGAGCTATGAACGGATCGGCCTAAACCCGAAACATTACATATGGCTACCCGACCTTGACGCCTTTCAACTTCTTTCCACAGTCAAAGGCTGGCGCAATAAAATGTACGTTAGGGCCGGCCTGATGCCCCACCAAATCCGCATCACGGGAATCCGGTGTGAGCGGTTGCAGGATATTTCGGACGAGGACTGCATGAAAGAGGGAGTAGTAGGCGGGATAATTGGGTATTATGTTCCCGGCATACAATGCAAGGATTGGAGCAAAGAATCGTATGTAGATACCGAGGATGGCAGAACTTGGAAATTATTCCCTACTCCCCGCCAAGCCTTCGCCGCCCTGATCGACAAGGTTTCCGGTCGGGGTACGTGGAAATCGAATCCGTGGGTCGTGGTTTACGAATTTGAGTTGGTGAAATGAGCGACTTGATCTGTCAAATAGTTACCCGTAAAATATATGCTTACGTGGCCGAGATATTCGGGGGACCCGCATTTTGGAATGGAAAGTGGCATCTTATGGTCGATGTAATCTGGCGGGACAATGGATGTCCAATACGCGAAAAAATGGTGCTAAAGTTCGACACCAAGAAGAGGCGGAACGGGTGAAAATCGGGACGATAGCAAAGGATAAAACACTTTATGAATTACTGAAATAGCGAGATTTCTGGCAAAATCTCGAAAAACTGAAATGATTATGAGAACTTTTGATCTTGAAGCTGCCAAAGCAGGGGCGCCGGTGTGCACAAGAAGTGGGCTGGAGGCAAGAATTATATGCTATGACCGCCGGGGAGATAGTGATTGCAGGATGGTAGCCTTAGTGAATGCGGGTTATGAGGAACGGGTGCAGTATTATAGCCAAGCAGGAAAAATAATACATAATAAGACTTGCGCAGATGATCTTATGATGCGCGACGACGACTACGCCGAGAAGCTGGCGCGGGGAGAGTACGGACCAACTGTCAAAGAAAAGTTGACAGTTGATACCCCAACTTGTAAGGAATCCTTACCAGTTGACCGGGAGTACTGGCGGCGGGTGTATGCCGGGCAAATAATGCCAGTCGTATTTCATGCAGCTATTACTACTGGTGCGAAGGTTAAAGACGAATACAAGGACATGCCGGCTGACGTAGCAGTTGCTCGTTCTGCGATTATCCTTGCCGACGCCCTCCTTGCAGAGCTGGAGAAGAAATAAAAAAGAGGCAATCCCGAAAGATCACCCCTACACGCAGGATAAAGGTAGTGATTAAATTCGGGATGTGCAATGGGGATCAAGAAAAAAAGAAAAGGTGGGGCACGCGATGAATCGGAGGTTAATATAGATTTCAGCAGGATCGAGTTGTTAGAATCAATTGTCGCCAAAGACAAAGAACTTGGGGTTCATTTTAATCACTCATTTTCTTATCGCTTCAAGTGTCATAAATCTCAGCCGATATTATGGCGTGGGATAAAAAAGGTAATCAGAAAATATATCGACGGATGGCAGCAGAAGCTGCCTTTTATTTAATAGGATATGGATAGTATACTTATGCAAGTCATGCAAGATCGGCAAGCGGATGCGATGTTCTTGGTTCGTGCATCTGATTTGCGTACCTTTGCGAATGCACTCATTCAGGAAACAGGTGATAGTATAGCCGAAAAAACCTTTAGTGCTGTCAAGGCTGCTATGGGGGATAAGATGGAATATTACACCCGCGAGGAGACTTCTGGAATTTTGAGGGTGTCCTATCCGACATTACATAGGTGGGAGAAAGAAAAGTGTCTAAATCCGATAAGAATAGGACGAAAAGTGCTATATTTGCGTAATGAAGTGGACGCAATCAAAGCACAAGGCCGATCACGAAGTTTGGGTAAGTAAATGTTAAACGGGTATTATATCGCCAAAAACACGCCGAAAATATCAACAATAAAAATAGCAACCATCTTTAAATCAGATGATTGCTTATTTTAAGTTGTAGTCCCGACGGGAATCGAACCCATATCGT